AAACAAAACTACAGGCTTAATCCCAAGACGATGGTCTTGAAACACCTTCAACCGATACTGACTAAGGACAAGCGCCTGCAAAGCCCTCTCCATAACGGTCAGATCAGAGCGTAACGTGATGATGTCCTTGGAATACCTGTCTCCATAAAATTTGGCCAAGGGATAGTCAAAAATGATCTTATTTTCATATGCCGTACGAATCGCCGGGTTTGCAAGGTCACAAGTAGCTGTAAACTCCAACAGGATGTTATCGGAATTTCGGCTGAAGATATTCTTTACGGTCTGCTCCCAGGAATGATAACTTGACTCCTCATCTGCTGACATTTTCTTTTTAGTATCAACATTCAGATGGTGCGCCTCATCGGAAATCAGAACGACCTTCTGTTCATCAAAGTCATCAAAGGACATACCATTTTCCTTTGCCATCCACATATCCATATGGAGTCCCTGCGTAGTGGTAAAGCAGATGTTGATGGCATCTTGGTCTGAGTACTGGAAATTATCCACTTGGTTGATTCGGATTCGCTCTCCATCCAGCACAATCTCATCTGCGAAAAGGTACTTAGAGGATATTGCATTTAAAAAGTTCTCTTTCGTTTTCTCTACGATATTTGAGAGGTTGACAAAGAACAGGAAATTCCGATATCCCTGCTTGTAGAGATACAGCATCAGCCCTGCCATAATCAGCGTCTTTCCACTGCCCGTCGCCATGTGAAAAAGCACCTGCGTAGGCTTCGGTCGGTTACTGCTCTCATAATGTGTAATAAAGTTTTCAAATGCCTGTTTCTGATACGGGCGCAGCTCGAAATTCGGGTTCAGGTTCTCCGGGATATAGGATGGGAGAACTGCGCTGCTGCCGTATTCACGCAAGGCATCTATTTTTTCATATAAGAATGCCATCGATTATCCCTCCCTGTAAAAGCTCCTCGTGAACGCCTTGTCCTCGTCGGAGATGCCAAACTCCTCATCATCAATATCACAGTAATTCACATACAGGAGATTCTTATCCAAAATCTCCATGAGGAACCTCTTCTTGTCCTCCAGCGAGAGCGCGGCGTAATCATCGGCAGCCGCATCGATATCCGCCGGATTTACCTTGTAGCTGATAAAGCCGGACTTTACCATCCTGCCATAGATGTCGGACAAGGTAATATCATCAGTAGCGGCTTCGATTTCTTCCACAATCGTCTGGTTCAGCTTTGCAAGTTCACAGTAAACAAAGGAACCGCCACCTTGCCACTTCACAGCCTTTGAAACTCCGGTGCTATCCCCTTTAATGACAGATTCAAGGCGAACGGTTGAGTCATCATCTCCATATTCAAGCTGCTCAACCCCTATATACCTACGGCCTATCTTGTGTGCAACTGCACAGGTTGTACCACTGCCAAGATGATAATCAAGGACAATATCCCCCGGATTGGATGCCATCTCAAGGATGCGGCGTATGAGCTTTTCAGGTTTCTTTCCGCCTTTTAATGTCACGCCGCCTTCGCTTGCGATGCCCTCATATGGCGTGTCTGTCCAGATGTTAGAAACCTGCATTGATGGGACGAGTTCACCATCCACCTCATGCAGTTTTTTTGAATAAAAGGCAATCTCACGACCTTTATGAACATAAACCGTGTATTGTCCTTCGCGCTCAACTGTGAGTATGCGTTCGGGTTGCTTTTTAGACTGGTCGCGTGCTTCCACTACTGCTTGCCCAGCGTTATTTCCTATTGCAACAGATTGGAATACACAATCTGCGTGCTCAAATGCGAATTGTGCAACCATCTCATCTACAACTGGTTTACCAAGTTCATCACGCATCGCCTTTGCATCATTATAACCATGCTCCTCCGCCAGCACATCGATAATATTCCTGATTATCCACTCGCTGGCAGGGGCTTCCTTATTGACCACAACAGACTTGTAGTTCGCGTCATATCCACTTTCGACATATTGAGGATTGTATTTCCATGCCCGTTTGCTCTTGGCAAATCCTAAAATATACTCGGCGGTTTCAAAGACACCGGGGTTTACCGATGCAAATCCTGACGGGGATTTTGTCTTCACGGTGATCTTGTTGATGAAGTTTTCGACACCGAATATATCTTTGAGGAGACAGTGAAGTTCACCTACGCCATCATCGCTAATCTGAACGAACAAAGCACCGTCGTTGGATAACAGTCTCCGCGCAATTTCCAGACGGTTCTTCATGAACACAAGCCAAGAAGACAGCTTGAAGTTGGAGTTATATGCGAAAGTATCCTCATCTTTCTTCACATTGAAATAGTAGGGCGGGTCTATGTAAATGCACTTCACCCTTCCTTCAAACACCTTCAGCAGAGAACTTAATGCGAGCAGATTATTGCCACGAATGATTAAGTTGTCATTGTCACGAAATTCCAAGGTGTCCTCAATACCATCTGCGGTATATCTCTTAGCTCCTCTGAGCACTTTGGGCATCAATAGTCTATCCACCTCTCCAGGCGCTAAACTCTCGTTATAAAAGACCTCATTGCGACCTTGCTCATCCTTTGTCTGACCACCTTCAAGAACACAATCCTTATAGGGGAAAACAAGCTCCACCTTACCAGATGCAGAAATCAGCGAACCAGTTTCATCGGCAAGCCCGATCTTATTCTTGAAACGGGTATAGCTGTCCGGCAGAAACTGACGATTATTGATTACCCAGGCAAATCCCATCTTATCAAAGACCTTTACGCCATCGACTTCCGCAAAGAAACGGGTGCGTGTCTCATTATTCGACAGAAGGAGCCGGATAAGTCCCTCGTCCATCTTCATAGCGGCCTCGTAGACCGCATTGCGCAGGAAAGTGCCGTCCTCGGCCACAAACCTCTCGTCTGATTTCAATACCGTCAGCACGGTTTCGTAAAAGTTCGCCATCTTATTCTTCTCCTTCATCTATGAATAGCTCCGGTACATTGTACTGGATTTCTTCGGTGTCTCTTCTCACCAGTTCGTTCGGACACTCCAGTAACGCCTTTTTCAGCAGCTTTGGATTGTCCGGCGCCCCTCGCACATACTTATCGGCATTTCGCCGTATATATTCAGTCGAATCCCGTTTAAAACCGCTCCGCTGCAGAATGATCCGTAGGCGGTTTGTTGTCCCGTACTCAACAAACTCATACCAGTCGTTCGTAAACGGTTCGTTGGGATGCTGACGCTTGTATTCCTCCGAAAATTTGAGGAAGTAGTTTGACAGCCGGAACAGAAGTACATCCTCGATTGCCTCCAGCGTATCGGCGATGATTATGTTCTTGTGTTTCTGCGAACCGTCAAACGGTTCCCACTTGTTGTACTCGACTCGTACTTCTCGCTTCTTCTCGTCGTAATCATCAATGCTTTGTCCGATGATGTAGCTAAGGCCATGTCCCTGCATCCATTGGGTCAGAAGAACGGTATACCATGTCAGCTTTGTATAATTTCTTCCTTCTCCGGCTCCAAGTGTCCGATTTTCGTAGATGCGCCACTTGAACGCCACAGCCAGTTTGTTGAGGAATGCCAGCGTCTCGTAATAATCCGCTCCGCGTTTCGGGTCTTTGATTTCCGGGTAAGCCAGTCCGTCACGGATGAGTTTTTCGATACCCTGTATCTGATCATACGATACATTGATATCATCGTCTGGCTTTTTCTCCGGTACGGAAAACTGCTCCCGGATTTTTGACTCAGTCTCAGGTGTCAGGTAAGGGACAAATTCCCGCTTTACGCGGCTGTTCCTGCCGCCCACAATATCTCCGACAAGAATCAGCATCGTTTTTCGCATCAGCTCGTAGTTATCTTCGCTCTGATTCTTCTTTGACTTGTGTATTTCTACGCTGCCGGAAAGAAGCGTGTCTACTATGAGCTTTTTCTGGTTCGAGTTTAACTCCGCTTCTATGGACAGTTTCTGCGGGGGTACATCGTCCTTCAGCAAATCCTCAAATTTCTGTAAATCTTCCTCGCACTCCTGCTTTTGAAGCCGGACAATAAATACATTACCGTACAGATTGTATTTCGCACGACCGACTCGACCTACCAGATTCTTGAAGTCAACCTCGGAAAAGTTGCTCAAGCCCTTCTTGTAGCTTGTAATGAATAGGTTCTCCGCAGGCAGGTTTACTCCCTCAAGCAAAGTGCTGGTGCAAAACATCGTCTTGATAAGACCTTCTCGGTAATAGTCCTCAAGCTGCATTCTGATATTTGCCGGCAGATAACCGATGTGGTATGCCACACCTCTCTCCACTAATTCAGCAAGATAGTATTCTTTATGCACATCGCTTCGGATTTCCTCCGCAAACGCCTGCAACCTCTTATCGCCAATTGGGTCCTGCGTATCCGCATAATCCCTTGCAAACTGAATGGCGTCATTCTTTGATTTGCAATATACGATGTTGTGTCGTTTATCGCCAATTCGAGCGATTACCTCGCTCAAGGAATACGGGCGGCTCATTTCATGCAGCAGGATAAACTTCTTTGAGTACGAGTCAAAGATACGGATATTGCGCTCCCATAAGTCGATGATATATTTTAGCTGACTGACAGGAGCATATCTGCACGCCACAATAGATTCCTCATCCACGATCCATTCGCCCTTTGAAAGGGTATCAAGATAAACTCTCGGATTAGGGATATTCGGCGATGCAAATATGATATGCGCATTGCTATGCCGTTCCTCTAACTTGTTGATAACCTTATAGTAAAATGCGCTTCTCTTATCGCCGGATGATATTTTGTGTGCTTCATCCACAAAGAGATAGTCGATTTTAAGTTCAGGATCGTCAATCAAAATGTATAGCATCCGTTCCGGCGTCAAAACGAAAATATAGTTATGTTTTGTTTCAAGTGCCATCGAGCCGGAAGATGTCACAATGCGATAATCCGTTTCTTTCAAAAGCGTAGTAAGGCTTTCAATCAACTCACTCGTGACCTCGTTTATGAGTGCCTTTGTCGGGATGAGCAGGGCAAAATTCTTCTTTGCGCCGTCCATGATCTGCTGTTTGATAAACGCGCGCATCATGAAGGACTTTCCCATAGATGTAGGCGCAGAGTAACTGAAGTACGGTCTTGACAGGCTATCATATATCTCTTTCTGCGCAGGAAAGAAACGTGCTTCGCCATCGGCCGGCACAGACAGGTAATCCATGTTGAAGTGCATAAATACACGCTCCAACAGAGAGGCATTTTCAAAATCCGGTGTCAGTCTGTTCATGCCGAGGAAATTCCCTGTATTGGCAAGAACAGAGCCGAGGTAATATTTCACCTGCGTATCCTGGGGATACATATCATAAAGCAGCGCAACCATTTCCTGTGCACGGGTCTTATGAATATCCGACAGGTTTGTGCCACAGGATTTTGAAAGCACATCTGCAAATGTCAAAGCGTCCCCGATGTTGACGGGCTGATCCTCCATCTCATCCAAACGGAACAGCCGCTTGGAATAATTGATAAGGATATTGTGATAGAGCTTTTGCAGATAAGCGTTATCATCTATTCTCGAAAACAAATGCTCCCCGAAGGTGACATCTCTGAAATCACTCATGCCTGACCTCCTCCGGATTGCAACAGCTTGTCCATGATATCTTTTTTATCTTCGTCCGCATCAGCGAAGGGGAGAAGATAGATATACATAGAATAGCCGTCCAGACCATACTGCGTGATTTTCGATTCAATGAATGACACATTGCTTTGGATGTCATTCCTGACCTGCTCAAGAACATCGCCCTGATATTCGTTTACGGATTTTCCGTTTGCGGATACTCCGTTCAGGCTGTATCCCACGAACATACCAAATGCCGTGGCAGGTTTTGGGCTTCCTGTTTCGGAAGGCAGGATGATTGCTTCGAGCTGATCGTAAATCTTAGTTGGGAAAGAAGCCGCAAATATGTTTGACTCAACAAATCGCCGTTCATCTTTCTTTCTGTCCTTTAATTTTTGTGCATCCGCAAAGGCTGCATCAATCGCCGCTTGCAGATCTCCATTAATCATCGAAGTTCCAAGAACGACCTGGCTGAACGGAACCGTATCATTAGCGGTAAGAAGGTGAATGCAGGAGCTTTCGCTCGTCATAAAACCGCCGTGATTTCCTATTTCAACCTTACTCATCAATTTTGGAGCAATGAGAACCTGCTCCAAGAATATGTACAGCAAGAGTTCTCCGAGTTCATTGCCCGTAGGCAATTTTCCATCAGCGATAGCCTTTTTGATATACGCTATGGCATCATAGGCCAGCGCAGAAATCTCATCATCTTCCATGTAGGTCTCAATCTGCGCTCTGGAATAGACGTAATACCCGATATTGTTGCGAAGATGCCTCCACAGACCGTGATAGTCAAAGTCAAAATCATCAAACTTCAAGCAAAAAATCTGAAGGTCGTGTTTTGCGGATATGGAAAGTGTCTCGCTTGACACGGGCGTAAAAACCTTATCGAATTTTCCTTTGCTGGTCAGCGGTATGGCAGCTACGCCCTTCGGTCTCGTTACTTCGTAAAATTTGATGGTATCCACCATCTGGTTATAGGCGGTGTAAAAATCTTTTTTGATAGATTTTGTGAATGCAGATTCCACCAAGTTGTCCGTTTTCGCAACAGCATAGATGAACACGTCTGTCAGGAATTCGGAAAGGACAAAATCATTCTTACTTTTGAGGTCGCTCTTTGTCAGATCTCCAATTGTGCCAAGCTGGGTAGTGTCCGCAATCGTGCTGTCTTTAAGAATGACATTCTTTAATGCGAGAACGGCGTTTTTCTTGCGAGCCTCTTCCATTGCAGGAATGATTGTCTGTACAAAGTACCTTTCGATTGCACGGGCATCTTTCTTAAGAGCCATTTGCATAACTTCGGTGGGCAGATTCTGACTCGCAGAGTGAATCTTATTGAAATTAGTATACGAATAGGTAACCTCATACCCATCGGCTGAAGTATATGAAAAGACTGTGGAACCTACCGGACATAGCGACAACATGATTTTCTCGCAGAAGGAATCAAACTTGCGCTCTGCGGGAATAGCGCATGATGTCATAATTCTCACATATGAGCCGATACAAAGATGCTCCATTTGATTACCTCCTTCTGCTATAGTTCCATTCACCTCAAATTAATCTTCTTTAATCACATCAACGATATCGCCTATACTACAATCCAAAGCTATACATATTTTGCCGAGAACCTCCATACTCACTGCTTTGTTTTTCCCCATCTTGGCGATGGTAGATGATGTGATGCCGGTTTTTTCCATCAGATCTTTTTTCATCAATTTTTTATCTATTAACAATTTCCATAAATTATTGTAGTTATATTCCATCGGCGATCCTCCTTGCTTGAGTGTACACTGATATCGTTGATAAAATATTTTAACACAGACTTTCGTATTTGTCAATGAAATATCGAGTATATTCGTGTTTAACTTTGACTTTTTAAATTTCAAATCTATACCTGATCGTCATCCACATCTTGATAGGCGCACAACTTGCCAATACAAAACATTTTTTATCTTTCCGGGGTTTCCGCAGTGAGCGGGAACCCCGTTTTTTCGTTCCGAAAATCTTCCGATTTAATTCTTTTTCCATTCGTTTTTTGCCTCCGCCTCTCTAAGTAAAATTGTAAGTACAAACACAGCCAAAATCCGGATTGAAGCTGAATACACGACAAGGAGGAGAACATCAATGAAAAATAGTGATAAGCAAAGTCTGGCTATCAGCATTGAAAACAGCATTGATTTCATTGAGTCCCACTTGGATTCAGCTGATAAAACCATTGCGTTTATTCTAAAAAAGCATGGCGTCAAAAATTTTGAAAAAGCGAGCATCCATACACTTCAAGATCTTTTCAGTGAACTGTACGCCATTGAAGCAGACTTAAGATAGTCAATCTGTCCTGAGCAAGACAATAAACTGCTCACCGCCCGATACCGCATCACCTGATCACTGATGGCTCAACAGTATCCGGCGGCACAACTCAATATCACAGCTGCCTTTTGAGCGGGTTAGCTGCAATCCGAAACGGAGAACTCCGTTTGGACTGCGGTTAGGTTTTTACACCCATTTTGCGGCAGCGCCCAGAGTCCTCTGTTTCGAGAAATCGAAAATCGGAGGACTTTTTTATGAAAACCAATGCCAATCAGAACACAGCAACCATCTATTATCATCCGCTCAAGCAGTGGATCGAGGTCACCCCGGAGCAGAAGCGCGACTGGGAGCGGTTCGTAGGGACTACCCGCAAGGCGAAGCAGAGAGCCGGAGCCTGCTGCATTCCGTACAAAAAGAGCTACAAGTGCGACGGGCTTTGCGATACCTGCGAGTTCCGCTGTATCCCGAAGGACGCTCCCCAGCATCTCTCCATCGACACGGAGATGGAGAACGCCTATGAGAACGGCGTCTCCCGCACCAGCTTTCTTGCGGACAGCAGGCTGACCACGGAGATCGATATCGATTCCCTGATCCTGAACGGCCTGCTCACAGAGCTTCAGTCATCCGACCCGGAAAGCTACGAGATCCTCATGGCTATTGCGGACGGGCTTTCCGAACGTGCCGGTGCAGAGCGGCTGAATATGCCCCGGAACACCTTTGTGTATAGGCGCAATCAGCTGCTGAAGCGGCTCAAAGAAAAATTCTAAAATCTTTCGGCCAACCCCTCCTTCCCTGTCCAGATGGGTCATTGAAAGGCAACACAAGACGCCTTGGGAAAGGAGGGACCGCCGATATGAGTTACAACGCAAACCATTATGACGCCCATGCTGACGAGGACATTGTTGATGTCCTGACCGCGATCAGCGTGGTGTCAAGGAGACTGGCAAGCAACCTGAACATCGCACGCCAGCAGAGCAAATCCAGGGAAGGAGGAAAATCACATGAGCAGAATGAGCGATATGGCGCAGACCATCGAAGAACTTCGCAGTGCTGCCGCTTCTATTTCGGATGCCGCTGACTGGCTGACGAAGGTATTCAGCAGTGAACCGCTGGCAGAGGATGCTCCTGCTTCTCCTCCCGAACCGGAGCTGACGCTGGAGCAGGTCAGAGCCGTGCTTGCGGACAAATCCCGCCAGGGACACACCGCCGAGATCCGCGCCCTGCTTCAAAAGTACGGCGCATCCAAGCTGTCACAGATCGACCCCGCACATTACAAGGCATTGCTCGCCGAAGCGGAGGTGCTGACTAATGGCAGTTAAGCACGCAGTCTTATCCGCTTCTTCTTCCGAACGCTGGCTCAACTGTCCGCCCTCAGCAAGGTTGTGTGAAGCCTACGAGGACAAGGGCAGCGATTACGCCGCCGAAGGGACGGACGCCCATTCGCTCTGTGAGTTCCGGCTGAAGCAGGCTCTGGGGATTCCGGCGGATGATCCCATCGAAAACCTCTCCTGGTACAACGAGGAGATGGAGGACTGCGCCGCCGGGTATGCCGCCTATGTATCGGAGCTTCTGGAGACCGCAAAGCAGACCTGCGCCGACCCGGTCATCCTGATCGAGCAGCGAGTGGATTTCTCCCGCTGGGTGCAGGACGGCTTCGGCACCGCCGACTGCATCGTCATCGCTGACGGTGAGCTGAACATCGTGGACTATAAGCACGGCAAAGGCGTGGAAGTCAGCGCCGTGGATAATCCGCAGATGATGCTGTATGCCCTGGGCGCTCTGGAGATCTTTGACGGCATCTACGACATCGACTCCGTCCGCATGACCATCTACCAGCCCAGGAAATCCAATATCAGCGTCTGCGTCATGGAAAAGGACGGTCTGCTCGAATGGGCGCAGAACGACCTGACCTATAAGGCGAAGCTGGCATACGAGGGCGGCGGCGATTTTCACTGCGGCGAATGGTGCCGGTTCTGCAAGGCAAAGGCCGAATGCCGGGAACGAGCCGAAGCAAACCTGGTACTTGCCCGATATGACTTTGAAGTACCGCCTCTCCTGACTGATGAAGAGATAGCCGACATTCTGGACAAGGTGGACGCTCTTACCGCCTGGGCTGCGGATGTGAAGGAATACGCTCTTCAGCAGGCAGTCAGCGGCACGGCGTTCCCCGGCTGGAAGCTGGTCGAGGGCCGCTCCAACCGCGAATACACCAGTGAAGCCGCTGTGGCTGCAGCCGTTGAGGGCGCCGGCTTCAACCCCTACGAAAAGAAACTCCTCGGCATCACCGCCATGCAGAAGCTGCTCGGCAAATCCCGCTTTGAGGAGCTTCTCGCACCCTACATTGAAAAGCCGCAAGGCAGGCCGACGCTCGTGCGGTCGAGTGATAAACGGCCCGAATGGAATACCGCAAAAAATGATTTTATGGAGGAAATGTAATATGTCTAACAACACAAACAGAGTCAACAACCCTATGAAGGTCATCACCGGTCCCGACACCCGCTGGTCCTACGCCAACGTCTGGGAGCCCAAATCCATCAACGGCGGCACGCCGAAGTACTCGGTATCGCTGATCATCCCGAAGTCCGACACTAAGACAGTGGCGAAGATCAAGGCCGCCATCGAAGCCGCCTACCAGGAGGGACAGTCTAAGCTGAAGGGCAACGGCCGTAGCGTGCCTCCTCTCTCCGCGATCAAGACTCCGTTGAGAGACGGCGACGTTGAAAGACCCGATGATCCCGCCTATGCGAACGCCTACTTCATCAACGCCAACTCCGCCACCGCTCCCGGCATCGTGGACGCAGACCGCAATCCTGTTCTGACCCGCTCCGAGGTGTATTCCGGCGTGTACGGCAGGGCTTCCATCAACCTGTACGCTTTCAACAGCAACGGCAACAAGGGCATCGCCTGCGGTCTGAACAATCTGCAGCTCATTCGTCCCGGCGAACCCCTGGGCGGCAAGGCCAGTGCTGAAGCTGACTTCGCAACTGATGACGACGAGGATTTCCTCGGTTAAGACAAGGGAGGTAAACGGCCATGACAATGATTCAGACAATTCTGCTTTTTGCTGTTCTCGCCATCTGGCTGTGCATCAGCGCAGTCATTCTGATCAGCAGTATCCAGTCCTTCATCTATGACCGCAAGCGTGAAAAGCGTGAGCGTGAACAGGCGGCCCGTGACGCAGAGTATCACGAAAACCGCATGAAGCTGCTGGAGAAATAAAGCACCAAGCCCCAGGGCGGCGGAGCGATCTGCCGCCCTATTGGGGTATGAAAGGAAGTGACGAAATGCAAACCTTATCAATTGACCTGGAGACCTACAGCGACCAGCCCCTTGCCAAAACGGGCGTTTACCGCTATGTGGAGTCTCCCAATTTTGAAATACTGCTCTTTGCCTACAGCGTGGACGGCGGTTCCGTACAGCAAATAGACCTTGCCTGCGGGGAGAAGATCCCCTCGGAGATCCTTTCCGCTCTGGAGGATGAGACTGTGACCAAGTGGGCCTTCAATGCCAATTTTGAACGCATCTGCCTGTCACGCTTTCTGGGCTATCCGACCGGCAACTATCTGGAGCCGGATTCCTGGAAATGCTCGATGGTCTGGGCTGCGTACATGGGTCTGCCTTTATCACTGGAGGGAGCCGGCGTCGTTCTTGGGCTGGAAAAGCAAAAGCTGGCCGAAGGCAAAGACCTCATCAAATATTTCTGCCAGCCCTGTGCACCAACTAAGTCCAACGGTCAGCGCACCCGCAATCTCCCAAAACACGCCCCGGACAAATGGTTGGCATTTAAAAAATACAACATCCGCGATGTGGAGACAGAGATGTCTATCCAGGCACGGCTCTCAAAGTATCCTGTGCCGGACAGCGTCTGGGAGGAATACCATCTCGACCAGGAGATCAACGATCGCGGCGTGGGACTGGATATGAAGCTAGTACGGCAGGCCATTCAGATGGATGGACGATCCCGCTCGGAACTGACCCAGGCGATGAAGGAACTGACCTCACTGGATAATCCCAACTCGGTACAGCAGATGAAGCAGTGGCTTGCGGATAACGGCGTGGAGACCGATACCCTGGGCAAAAAGGTTGTAGCGGAACTTTTTAAAACTGCGCCGCCGCAGCTGCAAAAGGTACTGACCCTGCGCCAGCAGCTTGCGAAATCCAGCGTTAAAAAATATCAGGCGATGGAAACCGCCATCTGCGCCGATGACCGGGCAAGAGGTATGTTCCAGTTTTACGGAGCCAACCGCACCGGGCGGTGGGCAGGCCGCATCATTCAGATGCAGAATCTCCCTCAGAATCATCTGGACGATCTGTCCGAAGCCAGAGGGCTTGTCCGGGCAGGCGGCTTTGACGCTCTGGAAATGCTCTATGAGGATGTGCCGGATACCCTTTCTCAGCTGATCCGCACGGCATTCGTGCCGCAGGAAAACAGGAAATTCATTGTGGCGGACTTCTCCGCGATTGAAGCCAGGGTGATCGCATGGCTTGCCGGCGAGAAATGGCGGCAGGATGTATTCGCCGAGGGCAAGGACATCTACTGCGCCAGCGCGTCCCAGATGTTCGGCGTCCCCGTAGAAAAGCACGGCGTCAACGGTCACCTGCGGCAGAAAGGCAAGATTGCTGAACTGGCTCTCGGCTACGGCGGCTCAGTGGGCGCACTTAAGGCTATGGGCGCACTGGAGATGGGGCTGTCAGAGGACGAGCTTCCAGCTCTGGTTTCCGCATGGCGTCAGGCGAATCCGAAAATCGTGCAGTTCTGGTGGGCGGTTGACCGTGCCGTGATGGAAGCCGTTAGCCGTAGGACTACCACGAAAACACACGGCATCATATTCTCCGCCAGAAACGGGATGCTGTTTATCACTCTGCCGTCCGGCAGGAGCCTTGCCTATGTGAAGCCAAAGATCGGAGAGAACCGTTTCGGCGGCGACTGTATCACCTATGAAGGCGTCGGCGGCACGAAGAAATGGGAACGCATTGACAGCTACGGTCCGAAATTTGTGGAAAACATCGTCCAGGCAACCTCACGAGATATCCTTTGTTACGCCATGAAGACCCTTCGCTGCTGCTCCATCGTCATGCATATCCACGACGAGGTGGTCATTGAAGCCGACCGCCGGATGTCCCTGCAGGCCGTCTGTGACCAGATGGGCAGGACTCCACCCTGGGCAAACGGACTGCAGCTTCGTGCAGATGGCTACGAGACTGATTTTTACAAGAAAGATTAACGAGGTAACGCTTATGAGTATCAATAAATTCAACAGCGAGGGCTACTACGACCCAACTACCTATGAAGCCCTCACCAATATCGAAAAGGAAGAACGCGCCCTCCGAGCCTTCCGGCCTATCGTGTACATCTGCTCACCCTATGCTGGGGATGTGGAAGCCAACGTGGAGAACGCCCGGAGATACAGCCGCTTCGCCGTGGACGCCGGATACATTCCCATTGCGCCGCATCTGCTGTTTCCGCAGTTTCTCAGTGACGACGATCCAAAGGAGCGTCAGCTGGGGCTGTTCTTCGGAAACGCCCTCATGAGTAAATGCTCCGAGGTGTGGGTGTTCGGAGAATACATCTCTTCCGGCATGGAAGCGGAGATCCGCAGAGCCAAATGGAAGAACTACTGTTTGAGATATTTTACTAAAGGGACCCCAGAAAAGGCTTTAGACTTTTCTGGGAGAGGAGAAATAACGGAATGTGCGAACTTTCACAATTTTGTGGAAGTGAGCGAAATGGAGTTTATTTCGACGAGCGAGGAGGTAACCGACTATGCGTGAACTGAACATCGCCTACGGCAATAACCGGCAAGCAAAGAGATGGGTCAACAAGACCATACGGTTTGACGATTTGAAGGAACGGCTCAAAGTGACCATTCGCACCACCGAGTCCGCCGAGGAATATGCGAAGATGAGCCGCGCCCAGCGTGACGCTGCCAAAGACCACGGCGGCTTTGTCGCGGGCGTGCTGAAGGGCGGCAGGCGCAAGGTCGATACCGTGGAGAGCCGCTCAATGGTGGCGCTTGACGGCGACCGCATCAACACCGCTTTTCTGGATAGCTATGAAACGCTCTGCCCTTATACCTCCGCACTGTACACCACGCACAGCAGCACAGAGGAAAATCCCCGCGTCCGGCTGGTATTCCCGCTGACCAGAGATGTGACCCCGGAGGAATTTGTGGCGGTGTCCCGTTATCTCGCTCAGATGCTGGGCATCGACTATTTCGACGAATGCTCCTATCAGCCCAATCAGCTGATGTACTGGCCGTCCACACCGGCTAACGGCTCCTTTGTGTATAAGGAGACAGACGGCGGCTGGCTCGACCCCGATGCGATTCTCACAAAGCACCCGGAATGGACTGACCCTACAAGGCTGCCCACATCTTCCAGGGAAAGCAAGGCGAATACCACCGCACAACAGAAGGTGCAGGACCCGCTGACCAAAGAGGGCGTGGTGGGTCTGTTCAACCGCACCTATTATCCCATCAGCAAGGCGCTGGAGGCATTTCTCTCCGATGTCTATGAGCCGACCGACAATGAGAACCGCTGGCACCTGATCGCATCCTCCAGCATGGCGGGCGTGGAGATCAAGGAGGATAAATTCGTATATAGCCACCACGCCAAAGACCCGGCTTACCTCAAGCTTTGCAACGCCTTTGACATCGTCCGCACCCACCGCTTTGGAGATCTGGACGAAAATGCGTCCTATAAGGCGATGTGCGAGTTCGCCATGCAGCAGGATGAGGTAAAGCTGCTGGCGGCAAGCGAAAGAATGGCGGACGCCGAGACGGATTTCTCCGGCAGCGAGGATACCGACTGGCAGAAGCGTTTCCAGTACGAACCCCGCTCCACGGTACTAAAGAACAACCTCCACAACATCACGCTCATCCTCCAGAATGACCCGCAGCTCCAGAATATCGTGTTCAACCAGCAGCTGGACGGCATGGAGATCAAGGGTGAGGTGCCCTGGAAGCACCCGTCCAAATACTGGCGGGACGCCGACGACGCACAGCTGATCAGCTATGTGGACTCCCATTACGGTACATTCTCCCAGCGCAACTATCAGATCGCCGTGACCAAGGTGGCGGACGACCGCTCCTACCACCCCATCCGCGAATATCTGGCGGCTCTGCCGGAATGGGATGGCGTTCCCCGTGTGGACACGCTCCTCATCGACTATCTGGGTGCGGAGGATAATTCCTATGTCCGCGCCGTGACCAGAAAGACCCTCTGCGCCGCCGTTCGCCGGGTGCAAGAACCGGGTGTGAAGTTTGATACCATGCTGGTCTTGAACGGTCCCCAGGGCATCGGCAAGTCTACCCTCATCTCCCGCCTTGCCGGAGAATGGTTCTCTGACAGTCTGAACCTGAGCGATACCAAGGACAAGACCGCAGCCGAAAAACTGCAGGGTTATTGGATCCTGGAGATCGGTGAGCTGGCGGGGCTTCGCAAAGCCGAGGTGGAGACGCTGCGCTCTTTCCTTTCCCGGCAAAACGATATCTACCGCGCCGCATTTGGCAGACGTGCGACGCCGCATCCGAGACAGTGTATCTTCTTTGGCACCACCAACGCCGAGTCCGGCTATCTGCGGGACACCACAGGCAACCGCCGGTTCTGGCCGGTCAAAACGCCGGGCGGCGGCGCAAAACACTCCTGGGAACTTACCACCGAGGATATCAGCCAGATCTGGGCGGAGGTGCTTGTGATTGTGGAGAACGGCGAAAAACTGCATCTGTCTCCCGACCTGGAGACGCTCGCCAAGAGCGAACAGCGGGAAGCGCTGGAGTCCGATGAGCGCGAAGGACTGGTGCGCGAGTATCTGGAGACCCTGCTCCCGGAGGATTGGGACGGCATGGATCTGTTCGACCGCCGCTCCTTCCTCGCCGGAGTGAACAATATTGGCCGTGTGGGTACGGTCGCCAGAACACGGGTCTGCAATATGGAGATCTGGTGTGAGCTTTTCGGCAAAGACCAGGGCAGTCTTGGCCGCGCCGAATCCAACAACCTCACAGCTATGCTCACTAAGCTCGGCTGGGTGCGCAAGGAGAAAAAGGAGCGCGTCAAGCCCTACGGGCCCCAGTTCGTTTTTGTTCCCGGCGATGTTCCTGACTGATTTTTCGGAAACGGAGCGAATAAGGAACAGTTCCCGACTTCCGGCAGTGTTCCCAGGGGAGACTCCGGGAACGCCGCCAGGAACACACCGAATGTGCCGCCGCAAGGCAACTTTACAGGCTTAAGTTCCTGTGTTCCTAAAAAAGCATATAAATTGGAAATGTATCAAAAAGACTGTACAGAACCCGTAAATCACGCATACGCACGCGCGTAAGGATTTTCAGGTTTTTAAGAACACGGAGGTAAATCAAAATGTCAATGTATGAAATAGACAGCGCATATGTCCGCAGGTGTCAGAAGCGGCTCCAGGAATGGGGAGCGCCCCTCTCCGGCTGGTATTGTGACTATATTTACGATGTGGCCGATGAAGAGGAAGATCCCGATCACATCGACCTGTTCACCTGCGAACTCTGCGGTTGTTCACAGGTACGCTTTGTCCATGTAATGCGGCATGACGAGTATTTTGAGACTGTTTCAGTCGGCTGTATCTGCGCAGGGATTATGGAGGGCGATATCCTTGCCGCCAGAGAGCGTGAGCGGCTTATGAAAAACCGAGCCAAACGGAAGCGGAACTTTCCTCACCGTCAATGGCGGAAGAACTGGTACGGCAACTATCAGCTGACTTATCAGGGCAGAAAGGTGTTTATCAACAATAAGGGCGGAAATCGCTACAGCGTTTATGTAGATGGCAAGACAGCCTGGAGTTACAAGGGCAAACCCCTCGACAATTTTGTCTCAGCCGCCTACGCCGCTTTTGAATTAGCCGACCCCATAGAAAGGATACGCCCATGAGAGAAAAAGAAATTGAAAAGAAACTGACACAGATGGTCAAACAGGCCGGCGGCATCTGCCCCAAGCTCGTCTCGCCCGGTTTTGACGGTATGCCGGACCGCATGGTGCTGCTGCCGAATGGACGGATAGGCTTTGTTGAAGTCAAGGCTCTGGGAGAAAAGCCGCGACCGCTGCAACTTTCCCGCCACAGGCTTTTGCGGCGGCTGGGATTTCCGGTGTATGTGCTGGACGATATGGAGCAGATTGGAGGGATACTGGATGAGATACGAACCTCATGAATATCAGAAATATGCGGTGGATTACATCGAGACACACCCCGCAGCCGCTATCTTCTTAGACTGCGGCCTGGGAAAAACCAGCATCACGCTGACAGCCATAGCCGACCTGCTGTTTGACAGCTTCGAGGTCCATAAAGTGCTGGTCATCGCACCCTTAAGAGTGGCGCGGGACACATGGACGTCTGAAGCGGATAAGTGGGATCACCTTCAGGATCTCATCTGCTCCGTGGCTGTCGGGACGGAAGCCCAGCGCCGGTCGGCATTGATGAGACGCGCTGACATCTACATCATCAACCGGGAAAACGTCCAGTGGCTCATTGATGAGAGCGGCATTCCCTTTGACTTCGATATGGTGGTGATCGATGAGTTATCCTCGTTCAAGAATCACCAGACAAAGCGGTTCAAGTCACTGTTAAAGGTCAGACCAAAGGTGAGCCGCATCGTCGGACTGACCGGCACTCCTGCGTCCAACGGTCTGATGGATCTGTGGGCGGAGTTTCGCATCCTGGACATGGGGCAGCGGCTTGGACGGTTCATCACCAAGTACCGCACCGATTACTTCACGCCGGACAAGCGAAACGGCCAGGTCATCTACTCCTACAAACCCCTGCCCTATGCAGAGGACGCCATCTACCGACAGATTTCGGACATCACCATCTCTATGAAGTCCGCCGACCACCTGCATATGCCAAAGCTGGTCAGCAGTGAATACACGGTTCGGCTATCCGAGGATGAACAGGAAAAATACACGGGCTTGAAACAGGAACTGGTGCTGTCGCTGGGCGACGCGGAGATCACCGCCGCCAACGCCGCCTCCCTCTCCGGGAAACTCTCCCAGATGGCGAACGGTGCAATTTACGATGACAGCGGCGAGACCATTCGCATCCACGACCGCAAGCTGGACGCTTTGGAGGATATCATCGAAGCGGCAAATGGCAAGCCTATTCTGGTAGCCTACTGGTTCAAGCATGACCTGACCCGTATTTCGGAAAGGCTGCAAAAGCTGCATATCCCGTTCTCCCGTCTGGATGACGCCGCCAGTATCCGCAGATGGAACAATGGCGAGTTGCCGGTGGCGCTGATCCATCCCGTTTCCGCCGGGCATGGGCTGAATCTCCAGAGCGGCGGCTCTGCCATCGTGTGGTTCGGACTGACCTGGAGCCTGGAGCTTTATCAGCAGACCATAGCACGACTCTGGCGGCAGGGGCAGACTTCTGAAACTGTGGTGGTACAGCACA